GTTTGAATAAAGCTTCTGCTCGTTTCTCTTTGTCCATTTAGTTGTTCTCTACGTTTGGAGCTCCTAGCATTTCCCGCCAAGTTCCAACTAGAGTTTTCTCATCAGTAATCAAATGACCAGAGTGTTCTACATTTACATCTGCCCTGTCTGTAAAGCCACATACATTTTTAAGAGCAAAGATTAGGCTTACCACATTATCCTTTTCTAAAGCTTGTTGAACTAGTTTACGTTTAAGGGAAGTTTTCAGCTTGGCTTTCCCTTTTTCATAGGCAACGCTAAACTCACTCTCAGGATTCTTTGCTTGTCTCTGGATTACATCGTGAGAACAGCCCAAAAGAGTAGACATTTCACCTAGTGTAGCATTCAAACCTCCTAGCCTTTCAACTAGATCTAGATCAAAAACTATTTTAGGTCTACCACCGGGATGTTTGCCATTACTGGCTGGAATTGGGGAGGTGAGTCTTGTGCCTGTTGTAGCTCCTGCCATTGAAGCAACAAGTTTGACGCTGAAGTGTGGGGGCGTATCAAGTGTTAATTTATGCTAATTAGTGCTGATACTGTAATTTCGTAGAAGTATTTCTCTTTTCAAGGTAATGTTCTAGGTCTTCTTTTAGAATAATCTCTTGCTTACCTGCTAAAAGGGCAGGGAGTTGTTTTAATTTAACCATTATTCTAACTCTGTAAGGAGTTACACCGATAATTCTAGCCACTTGTGGGATTGAGTAAGAAGGTTTATTTAAATTAGTTTGCAACTTATTCATTTTTTCGGTGTTAATGGATTCTGTTTGTTTCGTTTAATATCTTCTGAATACGTTTGCTCTTAATTGGTTTAACTTGTTTAACTTTCATTTGATATTCATCAACTTTTTTAAACTTACTAAAATCAATATCCTTTTTCCTTATTAGTTTAGTATCAAAATTACGCCATGCATTCTTAATAACGTGCTGCGGCCTTTGAAATCTTCTGCCTGTTTCAACTACTTTAGGCCAAACACGCTCTAAGCTCCTAGCCATTTGAAGTCGGCCATCGCCTTTATAAAGTTTATCCATATTGCCGCCTTTCATGGTCATTGTTACCATCTTATCAATACTAAAAGCGTTAATTAAAACAGTACATAGACCAGCAGCTAAAACTTGCAAACAAAGGTCTGTATCTTCATTGTAGCGACCTCTCCATCTTTGTTCTAAGTTGTTATCAATTAATAAGCATGAATAAACATGACAATTAAGTGTGAACGGAGGGGCGTACGGAGTTTGAAACATTCTGTAACATAATCCAGAAATAGCGATATTTTCGTATCTGTCAGTAAAGTCCTCACAAGTTTTTAAAGCTATATTTGAATCACAACGAATACGTTTGCCTTTGAATCTTCTGCAAGTATATCTCGAATTATCATCTAAAATCCAGTGTCGTTCATGTCCAGCTGCTTTGGAATGTTCCCAAACCCAGTTTCTGGCTGGAATTGATCCTTTTCCTAAATTACTAAACGGAAGAATTAGAAGCCTATCTTCGCCGTACTTAGCAGCATAAGCTTCCTTTTCTTGTGGTTCTATTACTATTTTAAAGGGCGTTTTATCTTTTATAAGAAAGTTTGCAGTTAAACAGCAATCTGACCTGCCCTTAGAAATAACATATACGGGATATTTAGGTTTCACGCTTCGATCCTTAAAGAAGATTCATCGTCTTTATCTCTGTGAGGAAACCATATTGATTTTGTTTTATCAGTAACAGGGGAGCCAACAAGTTTAGCAAACTTTTCTCTATCCTCTGCATTTGCAAAGTTTATTATTAATTGTAATGGTTTTTCCTCTTTTTCATACTCAGGCATTCCAACCCATTCAGCCGCTGCATCAAAGTCCTCAATTTCTGAAGCGGGTCTGGTTACCATAACTAGATTAGCGAGCATCGCATCGTCGTACCCTGTTCCAAGAAGCCCAGTTATATCAGAGTCTTTAATATCTTTAAGCAACTCAGACAGCAATCTATCATCTACAATTCCTAAGTGAGCAATTTCATTATCACCAGTAAGGACTTTCATAGCTTTTTTATTAGTATGCGGAACATCCAGCCTAACTACTGGGATAGTTTTTAAGCCCATTTTGTTGCTTGCTTTCACAACTCCATGCCCTGCTAGAATAATATTGTCTTTAGCTATTACTACATTTCTATAATGACCATTGTCCTTTATTGATTGAATAATATGATCCAGCTGGTCATCAGGATGCTCTCGATAGTTTTTGGGATGCGGCTTCAGTTCAGAAACTGCAACGTACTCAATAGCGATTTGCTTATCTGTTTTTTTACTCATCTTTAAAAAGTTTTTTTAAATCAACTTCCTCTGAAGCTTTTGGCACTGGAGCATTACTAATCTTTTCGGCCATAGTTACATATTTGCCCTCGTTAATTGCATCCATACCAAGCTTGTCCATAAACTTCTCCAAAAACTCAGGCTTAACATCTGCCGCAGCTTTCAAATCCTTATTAAAAGTATCGTCAGGAGGAAGTACTTGCTCGTTTTTAGCTATTAAACCCATGCGAATAGCCTCATCCCTGCGGACATCTTCAACATCCATTCCACTGTTAAAGCCCCAAGGGCCAAAGGGAACTCCAAAGCCACCTATGCTTTGATTATTCATACGAAGCCAAAACTCCATATCATCTTTACGCCTAACTTCGTTACGGTTCCTTTTGTGTAAAGGTCTAGGAACTTTCCTTTGTTCAGCCCTTATAAACCTTTGAGCGGGATAAGCGTCTAAGATTGCTGGGTCTTGTCCTTGCTTGTAATAGCCGTATGATTGAGCTTGTTGGGTTTGAGTGTCAAAAATAAGTTTAAGCCTAGTCTCACTAGCTATGTCTTTGGTTCTAG